TAATACTCATAATCGTCCACCTTTTTCTAATTTTTGTTTTATAGTGATCAGTTGATCTGAAGAAAGGATGGATAATGCGCTTTTTGCTTTTTCTGGACCAAAACCATAATATTCCATTACAGCGGCAAGATCATTATCTTCTTGTTTCTTCACCCACTTTGCAAAGCGCTTTGCAGGTCTTATACTATTTAGAAAAAAGTAAAACTGGAGCTTTCCATCTAGGTGATGGTGCCGATTCATCTCATTTACGTAGAGCAGAGTATCTGGAAAATAGGAAAGTGCTTTATTTACCATATAAGCTGGGTATTGCTTTTCCAGCGTAGGATCTTTTAGAAGATCTTGTTTTGATGTATTAATTGCATTTACAAAGTCAAAGGGATTCATGTTAACATTCTTATAAGACCGACTGAGTCGATCGTCGTCAATAACAGATAATTGGCCAGCATCCCAAAAGACCTACGTGTCCAAGCAGCCCAAGCATACAAAGCACAACCAGTGATCCATATAGGATAGAGTATGAGAAGAGGTGGGCTAGGGACAGTGAGAGCCATAGTAAGACTACAACAAATAGAAATAGCCCAAGCCAATAGCTCAATAACAAAACGAGTACGGTTGGAATTATAGTCAGCCCTAATCCAAGTAAAAATTCCTGCAACAGCATCATTCAACATCAACCTTACCCTCGGTCTCAATCCAAACCCTTGCACCACAGCTAAGAGGTTTATCTGGTGAATATATTATCTTACTGGGACCATGAATGATTGCAGTATTAGCATATCTATTATCTTTATATGTCTTTACTGTGAGAACTGGTTCACGATTCTCTTCTTCAGCTCTTATATTCTTTCTAATATGAGCCTGGTTGACGTGAATGATCGTTTTCATCCGTTTAACTGGACTTGTGTGGATGATTCGGCATAACGATTGGCTTCATTATAACTACCAAAGAACTTAGCTAGCTCCTGACCACTTTTAAGATTAAATACAAGAACTTGAAATGTATCATCGTGAAGCTTCAATACTCTTGCATTGATACCATCGTTTTCATACTCGCTTAGTAACTGCAAATTCATTTGAAATCTCCTTCAGCCATAATTTCTGTTAGACAAGCTAGAATATTTATCTCATGATCAGCAACGAATGCTGCTTTGTATTGGTAGTCGGCAATCGTCATTACGAGCATGGGAATGGAGTTTGGCTTCAGGTAATCTGATGCTGTGTCATACAGCTTACGAAAGAAAGTCGTCTGATCAATATCATTATTCTCACCAACCCATTTACGAACATCACTAAAGCTCTTAGTCTTTAACATACCAACCAGTACTTTCAGATTCTCCTCTGTAATATTAACAAGTATACCAGCGTCTATTCTACCGGTAGCAGAGTAACGCTGCAACTCATTTAATACCCGTCGCCAGTCAGGGAAGAACTTCTTAATAACTTCAACTACGGCTTTGTTATCGTACTCGAAGCCCTCTTTATCAAGAATACCACAAACGCGTTTATAGAATTGTTTAGCCATCTCTGGCTTATCATCTTTCTCGATCTTAAATTCTATGACAGAGCATCTACTGTGCAAAGGATCAATAATACGATTGCGGAAATTAGCGGTAAGGATAAACCCACAATTCCTCGAGTATTCTTCCATAAAGTTGCGAAGAGCAGGTTGAGTACTGTTAGGGTTAAGATAGTCAGCTTCATCCAAGATAACATATTTACGACCTCCAGAAAAGGAAATAGTGGATGCAAACTCTCGTATCTCATTACGGAGAGTATCAATGTTACCACTCATTGAACCATTGATTATAATATAGTCACAACCTAACTGCTCAAGCATAGCACGTGCAATAGTTGTTTTACCAACACCTGCACGGCCAGCTAAAAGTAGATTGGGAATATTACCTTGATCAACAAACTGTTGAAAGGTCTTTTTGAGATTATCCGGAAGGATAGTATCGGCCACAGTCTTGGGTCTATACTTCTCGACCCATAGAAAATCATCACGAATCATTTATTTTATCCAGTAAAAGTTGAACTATCTTCACACGCTATCCAGTATTCTACATCAGAACCTTTGAAATGGCAAAGGCCTTGTGGAGATATTTTTAGCGTGTACTCCTCATTCATGATTTTAAGACTCTCGGCCTTAACAACCATCTTGAATGATTTGATAGTCTCACCTACAGTAATTGAGAAACTATTACTGAGTGTGTCTTCATTTGGATTCTTGGGTTTAGTATCTAATGCTTCAATGGTGAAGTTACCACCTTTACCAACAAACGCGATATCTGGTAGTTGAAGAACTCCAACTGCTTTCATTAGTGATTGCAGAGTAGCAGATGGTAGTAACTTCTCAACGCTATCGGGGGACATATCAACCATCTTCTTAGGAGGCTGAACAATCATATCGGGAGCACAGTACACGTAGTCCAGCTTAGACTTACCATTTCTGATTGATACAAACTTATCGTTAATTTCAACCTCTGGATCATCAAATAAAGATAACACCCCTAAGAACTTGGACAGATCCCATATAGCAAATTGCTGTGGAATTGTCTCGGCAATGATAGCTTTAGCTACCATCGTCTTCATAGGGGATATCGTCTTGATCTCATTACCAGGTGTAAAAATCAAGGAAGGATTAATCTGAGCAAAGCTCTTCAAAATCTGAATTGTTCTTGCACTTAGTTTCATAATATAAATCCCTTAGGTTACTTCTTCTTTTTGTGTTTCAGTTGATTTGAATCTGCTGTTGCTGATGCTCCAATAGAAGCAAGGTCAGCAAGTGAACCACCAAACACATAACTACCTACGTGCTGTAATTGCATCCATGGACAGAAGAATACCTTACCGCCCATCTTCTGCACGTTATAGCAGAACATATAGTCTTCAGATAGATAACGCTTAGAATCTGGATCGATAATACAATCAAATACTGCCATAATCTCGCGAGTACCATCAAAGTGCTCTGTACGTACATGGTCTGGTTTATACCATTGATGTGGGAATGCTTTATGATAATCTTCGATTGTCTTACGACGAATCATCATGAAACCTGTACCGATCTCAAGAACTTCAATTGGTTGGTTGAGAGGAATCTCACGTTGTGTAGTCTTTGGATTAAACACATAGTCACCAACATACTTCTCTAGGTTCTGTGGGTTCTCATCAGCCATACCCTTATCGACAGCTTGTTTGATCTTTTCCCACGAGATACACTTCTTAGGATATGGACCACCGATAACATCGTAAGGACTTTCATCTGATTGCATAGCCAGCAATGCAATAACGTCCTGTGGATTGAATCCAATATCACTATCGATAAACATCAAGTGTGTTGCACTTGAGCGCATAAACTCATCTACACAGTAGTTACGAGCACGTGTGATTAGTGATTCATTAAACAAGAAGAACAGTTGCATTGGAATACCATGCTTGGTACAGACTGCTGATAAATCAGCAATTGATCTAGTAAACATACCAGCACATTGGCCACCATACATTGGAACAGCAACAAATAGCTTTCGCTTCTGTAGCTCCTCAACACTTACTTGTAAACTAAAACCTTCAGCCATTATAAAACTCCTTATTTGTATTTTTTGTCGTGCTCACTGTTTAAACCGTATGAGCCGTTGTATTCCGATAGTGCCTCTGCTTTAAAAAGCAAGAACTGCGCAATACGAGTTCCCTTTTTAATCCTTGCTGGACCACCATTTACATGCAATGCACCTGCCATTACACCATGATAGCCTGAATCATATAAACCAGAAGTGATGAAGATACCATTACGGTTTAATGTAGAACGAGTAATCACCCACCCAGCTTCATCGGGTCCTACTCGAATGATATTTTCCATCACTACTTCGTATGTTCCTTCTGGTAGAATAAACCATCCATCAGATGTTGGCGTTTCTTCTACTGTACCTCTATGAGTCTTATTTTCATTATCAATAATAAACTCATTATGCTTCATGCGATAGACTTTATCAAGTCTAAGGTCTATTGCATTCGGTTGAGAGTCACCTTGCTGAACATTTGTCAGCTCCGAGTGACTATTGGTTCCTAATATGTGAATCATGTTTTTCTACCTCATCATAAGCATCTTGTAAAGTTTTATGTGTATGCAATGTACCCAATCTTCCCCTTATAGTGTATGTTTCCTCACTGATATTCAATGTTCTCTCGGGAACTGAAGTAATATGGATTGGCGATGTTCCTTGCAAGGAAGTATCTACCTTACTCTCATCCTTTTCACCAGCATACATCATCAGTAGTATATAATGAATAGCTTTCAGTAAGTCTTTCTTATTCTTACCAGCCTTCTTACCATATCTACAGAGATACTTGATAGCAGTATCTCTTGCTGTTGTCTCAAGACTATCAAGCGATTCCCAAATGTCAATTACTTGAATATCTTTAGCAACATAGTGCTCACCATACGTACCAGCTAGATACTTTTGGACATCAGCCATGTGTTTATCTTCATTATATTTGTAGTTAGGCATACTCCTCCTCATTCAGATACATTGCAATATAGTTGTTTATTATACTCTTGTTGATTACCGCAGTCAACACATTGGCACTATTTTCGTAATTAAAATCAACCTCTTCTTCATACTTTCCATGTAGTAATCCTGTTGGAGATCTATCAAAGTGTACACCAGCATGTAGACCTAGCCAGATAGCAGCACTACTATCCCATGTGTCAATATATTTTCTAAAAGGAGTCATTAAACGAATCTCACCAGGACCATCTAACATACCCAGCATATGGATCTTCTGTCCGTTTGACTTAATTACATCTAGTAGACCGGATGTATGTAAATCCTGCATAAACATAAATCGACTAACAAACCGTTGCAGTTTATTGTTTCTTTCTACTCCGTAAGCATTAGGTATAGCAAGAATAGAAACGCCAATATAATCCACAAGATCTGATTGGGAAGCCCAGTCAAAGCACTCATGAAGGTCATCTATATCTCCAATCTGCGACTGTGGGCAAAAGAAAGTACCAAACCCTTTATCTCTTAGCTGAGGAGCAAGTTCTTCAGCTGCTTTAATAGTTTTGGATGATAGTTCGTTGGGATAATCAGACATGACAACATAATCAGCCTTGACCTTTTCAGCCATGCTAATTAGCTTGTTGATATCGTACATTGGTTTCTTCTGCTTATACATCTCAAAAGCAGAATTGTCGAGAATGATATTACTACCTTTCTCTTTTTCTTGAAGATAGAATTCCACATACTCTGGACTAGACTCAACAAGATGAGCTAATAGTAAATGAGTTTTAGCTCCCTTTACTACTTCTAAGTGTGGAATGGGAGCGATGTGACAAAAGTCGGTCATTATTTGGAATCCCCTTTCATTTTATAATGGTCATGATCATGAACTAATCTACATCCATTTTCATTATCTTCACTTACTTCAATCGCAAGATCGCGATCAGGGTAATTGTGTGTTAAATATATTAGCAACTCTCTAGCAAGCATCTCACAGGACATATTATTAAGCGTGAGGGATCCACCAGTATTATATAGTCCTTCTAGCTCTCTTTTCAACATAATGAATTCAACATCACGATCATCATGGAATACTTCCATCTCCACACGGAAGTGAAATATATGACGGTGTGGATGAGCTAAAAATGATACAGACGCTAACTTAGGATCTGTTGCTGCTGCAGGATAGCGGTGTATCCCTTCTTTCTGAAATGTTACCCATATTGAAGTTTTTGTCATGTTATACTTTCTGGTTTATACAATTAAAAGGAGGATAAGAATCCTCATCGCGGACTTTATCATAAGGTCGACCTGGATGCAACCCTAACCTTTCCCTACGTATATCAATCAAGAATACCAATCTCCAATGGGGAGTGTGATTATGAGCACTATGTACAATCTCATTGTTAAATGCAAATATATCATTCCAGTAAACTACTTCACCACCCACTTCAAAAAATATATCACCATCCGGAACAATTAATGGGATATGTACTCGAACAAATTCACCTGATCTATTCTCCGGTCCTGTATGTCGAAATATACAAGAGTTGGGTTTAATTACACTGTAATTAGATATTGGACAATCGTCACCATACTTTTCAACCAACATTATTGCAGTCTTGAGATTGTGTGACGCATCCTCAGAAGCATCAACTCTAAGATTGTCGAATGTGTATTTTATATTGGTGGATAACCAATCATCATAGTTATTAAGAACAGGAGCTGCCTGAGGGATGATATCGCCTTTCTTAAAAGACCCATACTGATAATCTGGATTACAGTTTAAAAAGTCTTCACGTAGTTGATTTTGAAAAGACATGAAATAGTCTGCATACTCACCTAGATCTTCCCTTCTATAAACATTTTTAACCATCATTTCCCCACTGCTTTCTGAGTCCATACATATACTTTCTTGCTTCAATCATCTGATCGTTAGTAAGACTAACACATTCAGTTACACCAGAGAACTTATAGTTCTTATCTGTTGCGCCAACATATTCTTCTACCCATATATTCTTTGGGTACTTCTGTAGTAGAATCTTTTCTTGTTCTGCTACTTGATCAAAGTCATTCCATGCACTAGCAATAACTCTAATACTAAAATCTTCATATTGATCTGGATCATTACCAAACTTAATACTCTCTTCTTTAGAGAATCGTTTCAAGACATCACCGTACTTGGTAATACCAAACTTATAGAACTTTTTTCGAGATTCTTTATGTGTGAATTCTACAAAGTATATTTTCATAATAAAAACCCGCTGTTTATTAGACAGCGGGTTTAAAGTTCAACGGTGTTTAGGCGTGTCGGGTAAATGCATCATTACCAACCATGGAGTAAGCCAATGCTACCATATGACGTGAAGGCTTACCAAGACGATATGCTGTCTTACCATTCTTCAGTTTGTTTGTGTAGATTGAATAACCCTGTGAACGCAGCTCTGATACACGTGCTGACAAGTTAGTTACTTGGAACAAACCAGCTGCTTGTTTAGCAGTGATCTCTTTACCGGACTTGAAAAAACCCAACAGTTTCTCATGTTGATTCATACTTTACTTCTCCTTAGTTTCATGTTAAAAAATCATTTAATTACAGGGTCACCGTCTCTCAAGACAAGATTAGCAGCCATGAAGTCGAGACGTGTAGATGAAGTAGTGGTTTCTACTTCTTCTGTGAACTGCTGCATCTTCTGCTTGTGTTGAAGCTGCCCCAATAAGACGAGCATTGCACTCTTCTTAGCTTCAATACTTTTTGCATTCCACACTTCCTTGGCGAGGTTTGATAAATCGTTCATTAGCACTTTAATGATTGCATCTTAATGTTATCAAAGAATTCTTGTTTGACGCTACTATTATGGAATAAACCATGTACAGCAGATGTTTGAGTTAAGGATGAATGAGCCATTACACCACGGTTATCCATACAACCATGAGTAGCCTCAATATACACAGCAACATTCTCTGTGTCTGTTTCTTTCATGATCACCTTAGCAATCTGATTGACCAGTTCTTCTTGTAGCTGGCCACGACGAGCGCACCACTGAGCAAGACGAACATACTTCGATAAGCCAATTACTCGGCCAGTAGGAATGATACCAATATAACATACACCCTTGACTGGTTGGTGATGATGACTACACATAGAACGTAGCTCAGCACGTACAACCAACATACCTTCGAAGCGACCTTCACCCTCGTTAGGGAATGATGTTACATTCGGCTTCTTATCATACCGACCGGACATTAACTCATATACGTACATCTTAGCTAAGCGCTTAGCTGTATCCATGGAGTTGGGATCGTTATCAGTATCAATAACTAACGACTCCAGTACACCCTGAAACTTACCCTTGACTTCATCAACAAGCTGTGAAAGCTCTTCTTCCTTAATGAAGTCGGATATATTATCAGATGCTTTAAACTCCGCTCTTGCATCCTTCAGTCGTTGTTTGATCTTGTCCGATATCGCTACATAATTCATTAATCACCTCATTAGTTGTTACCACGTCGGAAAGCATATATCCAATCGGGTATAGTGGTTCAGTTTCAAAGTACTTGTTCTTTAAATCTATAGGTAGTGTACGATCACGTTGAAAGTAATAATCTAATAGTTTTTGATTGATCATTGTAGGTACAGATACGTACAAAGGATCAAGATTGAATCGAAGATTATCAGGCCACCTCCCTGTGAGCTTAAACTCAAGGAAAGCAGCTCTGTGCTTCTTGTTACTGGGGTTGAAGTCAACATAGTCAAACTGTTTACTAATGAACCCACCGGTCGTTAATGGATTAGTTTGCAGCATTTTCCACCGCTCCATGTAGAAAGTCAACAGTTTTACCAAGTGTTACTTTAGTGGTTTCAGGATAGATTACTGCCAGCGTAACTAACACACCAAGAATAAAACCTTTCATGATATACACTCCATAATTAATTAACGGTGGGCCCATTTTACACTGTTCAAGTTACAAAGTCAACATCTAAATGGAGCGGGCGACAGGATTCGAACCTGCGACGAACAGCTTGGAAGGCTGACACTCTACCCCTGAGTTACGCCCGCTTGGGATCTTGTTCAACTTGGTCATAAAATTCATTCTTCATTATCACCTGCTCGTCGAACTTTTGTTGCTCTGTTTTCTTTTTCTTGCCGAATATATTATCCCAGTTCTGATCGAACTTTTCTCTATCCGTTGGCCTTTGCTTAGACCCTTTACCACCATCTGACATAATAACTCCAATCTGGTCCGGCGTGCAGGAATCGAACCCACATTAAGGGAGTAGAAATCCCCTGTATTATCCATTATACTAACGCCAGGTATTCTATACTTCGTTACCGTGCTTATCCACTCGAGTCACTTTTTGTGGCTTGGTATTAACAAGGTCCATGCCTACGTAAACAATACCATCATCCAAAGATATTTTAAACTCATCTATTTCTCTGAAATGATTATACACCTCAATGAGAGTTTTAATTTGTTTCCTGTTCAATGTTATCTTCATATTTAAACGCTTAGCTTATTTTTAATATACTGGTTGACTAGATGTGTACTGGGAAGAGTTCTATCAGTGCTGGTGTAATTGTAATTTATATCTTCCAGCAAAGATTTTAATGATCGTTGTAGGAGCTCTTCTAATTGAAGATCGTAACTAAAAATACTTGATAGAGTGAAGGGAGATGCTTTGAATCCTTTATCTAACCTCAACTTGTTAAATTCACTCTCTATTTTTTTGGCAGTAAATATATTCATATGTTCATTCTGCCACAACTTTACCTGTGACAGATCTAATGTATTGTCTGGGTCATTGAGTTTGTTAATTACTTCCTGATCCATCACCACATCTGTATAACCAAAGCTCTCCATATCCATACTGATTTTAGAATCCTTATTATTAGATCCTCTTGTAATTTCCAATGCCCACACATCGAAGGATTGATCAATCCAATTCTCTTCTAGCCAGTTATAAGACTGTTGCAGTGAAGCTTCTGTCTCGTGAGGTAGGCCAATAATAAGAGCTATGTTACCTCTATACAATCCTCTACCACTAGTTTGAAAGAACTTTTTAGCATCTATGAGGCCTTGTTTAACTCTACCGCTTTCCATCCCCTTACCAACAGATTTTGCTGAGTCGGTATTAAAACTCTCCACTCCGTAAAACTGTCCAAGGAAGTTCATCCGTAGAAGTTCTTGTCTATCAAGTGGACGTGATATTAATAGGTCAGCTCGTATATATCCAGAAAACCAAGGAGTGAAATCTAACCTATCTACAACATCAGCAAACTTAGTTATCTTTTCTGTTCTATCATTGAAGGTCTCATCACTTACTGTGTAGTGAGAGATACCATACTTATCATATGTTTTTTGAAGCTGCAGGAATGCATCATCTGCATCTCTACTATAATCACCTTTGACACCTAGAATAGGAAAGTTGCAGAAGGCACATTGAAATTTACAACCTCGTGCAAACTCTATCGTGAGCCACTCACTGTGGTGTAGGAAATCTCTATCCTCATAATCTATCATTAAGCTCTTGAGTGGATATGCCGGGTACTGATCATTAGCCTTTATGATCTTTTTACCTCTTACTAACCAGTCAGCATCAAATCTTGGACGATTACCTCTACCAAAAAGATAGGAGACCAACTCAATTATAGCTGTTTCAGCAAATCCTTGAATGTAGAAATCTATTGCCTTAGATTCGAATCCAGGCATAACAGATGATCCGGATATAATACTAATATCAGGCCACTGCTGTTTAATCCATAAACCCAGTAACTCTAATCGAGCCGGCCACGATGAAAAAAGATGCCCAAACCCAATAAACTTGGTATTTTTATCAATGCGAGATAGTAGTATTGATTTGAGCTCGTCATCTGTCCATAACATAACAAAATCTATAACCTCTACATCCCAACCCTGTTCTCTTAGTATGTGAGCTATTCTATATGGACCTGCAGGCCGCCCAGCCCAGCTAGGTGAACATACATTGAACAGTAAACTTTTATGCATATTCAACTTAGAATTTATTATATAATATGGTACCCGAAGCCGGACTTGAACCGGCACGCCCATAAGCGGGAGATTTTAAGTCTCCTGTGTCTACCATTCCACCACCCGGGCTAAACTCTTACACTCTACCCCATTTGATACGTAACCAAATACGCTCGTGAATATAGTAGTCAACGCTTAATAGAATGTGTAATGTTGTTGCAAAGCCGGTTGCTGAACTTAGATTACCGGTGAATAGATATGTCCAGAAGATAGTGAAAAGCCATGCTGTAAGTCTATATGTGATCATTCTTGTCACAGTCCGCTGCTTAGTTTCCATAATAAACTCCTAAAATTGGTTGCATACTACTTGTCACATTATACACCGTATGCAAGGGTGAGTATTGGTGCCTGGGAAGAGACTCGAACTCTTAAGCCTTTCGGCACTGGCTTCTAAGACCAGCGTGTATACCAATTCCACCACCCAGGCGTGGTGCCCCTTGACAGAATCGAACTGCCAATTGATGATTACAAATCAACCGTTATACCACTTAACTAAAAGGGCTATAAACTATCAATAATGTGTCTGGATACTTTCTGAACAGACTTGGTGTTGTGTTCTCCAAGTATTACAATGACAAAACTTTCACCATTCTTGTTTACAAACATTGCAAGACACTTACCTGCTGGACTTGTAAATCCAGTCTTACTTATTTCAATTTCTTTGTAGTCCTTTAGCAGATTAATATTGGTATTATTAACCGTTAAAAACCTGTACCTCTTCTTCCTTGACTGATCTACAATCGTGTAACTAGCTGTTGATGATATTTCTATTATCTTATCAAAAAGATGAGCATGGCGAAGTAGTAGTGTTAGATCCTTTGCTGTACTCTTATTCATCCTACTCAAACCGGATGGATCATCGTAAAAGGTGTTGACCATCCCAAGCTCGTACGCTTGTAAGTTCATCTGAATAATAAAGTTATCTCTACCACCACGGTAACTCTTAGCTAACGATTCAGCAGCTTGATTATCACTCTTTACTAGCATCAAATACAACAGTTCTTCTCTAGTTCTTTTAGAACGACCATGAGGAACTTTCTCTATCAATGAATCTCTTCCAGTAACAACTATGAGAGCAGTCATCAACTTTGTTACACTTGCAATTGGTCTTACCAAATCAGACGCATACTCTGTAACTACCTCTTCTCTTGTTACATTGTACACGTACTGCGTTGCTGCCATACTTGATTGACAAATCAAAAGAGTAAAGATTAAAACAATTCGTTTCATCTTGACCTTTGTAGTTATTAATCGAGTATTTAGTTTGGCGGTCTCAACGAGAATCGAACTCGTCCCTACGGCGTGACAGGCCATTATACTAACCGATATACTATGAGACCTTTTTTCTGTTTCTAATCTTTATTCCAATAAACGTACCAAAAAATGCACCTACAACTGCAGGTATCAATAACCAATGATTGGCAGTATATTCAATCACAGCAATACTACCAACCAACCAGCAGACAGCACCCCAGAAACCAGCTACCACTGCTCTATTTTCATTTACAGATTTTATATAACACGTATAAAAAATATCTACAAATGTTACTGCTAAAAAAGTAAATACATATGACCACATAACATCTCCATGTTTTGGCTGCTCAACCTGGGCTCGAACCAGGGACAAACGGATTAACAGTCCGGTGCTCTACCAACTGAGCTATTGAGCAATAATTAATTGGCCGGTGTAGACACATCGAGGTATCACCCTCTCCCGCTACTCCGTTTACTAAAAACAGCCGTTCACTAATTCCCGATTGATCGTCGGTTTTCGTTAATACTAGGCGTCTAGTTGTCCTTCCCACTGGACTCTGCTCCTACCAAACCTTCAGTACCATAATTAAGTGCTATGTGCCAATTTAGGAGTTGGGTGCTTCCCATCCATAGCCGATGCAGTTATATCAGGATCCGTTCCCGGCCGGTTGGACCCGCATAGTGTATACGTCTACACACGATACCTTATAGCACTTAATTATGGTACACCGTAGGAGAATCGAACTCCTCTTACCTGCGTGAAAGGCGGGTGTCCTAACCGATAGACGAACGGTGCAAATTTTGGTCTGAGTACAAGGATTTGAACCTTGGACGCCTGGTCCCAAACCAGGTATGTTGCCGGGCTACACTATACTCAGATACATGGTGGGGATGGAAGGAATCGAACCTACTCACCCGAAAGAACTAATTTACAGTCAGCCGCCACTCTCCAACTTAGCCGCATCCCCATTTCCTTACGCTACGTCTTCGTAGCTTTCTTCCTCATCATAAAAGTCATCTGGATCTGTATTGATGATTACATCACCGAAGACAATTAATCCATCTTCATACCGTACTTCGAAGTCCCTTTCGAAAGTTACCTCGTTAATATACTCGCGATCATCTGTAAGCTCACACATCTCAACAGGAATACATGCAATACAACCCGCATCTACACCATACTTGAATCCCTTACCATCATAATACATTCCATCACCGTACTTGGTACTGAATACAGCAAAGAACTTTCTTGTTTGACTGTCAGCCATTATACCGCCACGGTCAACAGCCTCGTACATAAAATAATTAGTTTCTTTCAGCAGTCTAGAGTACACATCCTCATTAAGGATATAGCAGGGGTCTGCAATCACATACTTACCGGCAGCTAATTTCATAATATAGTCCTTTATCAACGTCAACAAAGATATTATACAGACCACTGTCAATTAAGTCAACAGCTGAATGAATAATAATCTGGCTACGGTGGAGGGAATCGAACCCCCGCCTACGGTTTTGGAGACCGCAGTACTGCCATTATACTACACCGTAACTTTGTTACTTCTTAAAACCTACTACGCCACCTTCTTTTTCTATCCTCTTAAACACATCTTCAAGAAGGATAGGCCTGAAGTCTGTCTGTTCTACACATACACAATGATACCTAGGATCTATAGTCTTCTGATCAGGAAACCAGCGACTAGGATGTGGTTTCATTATACGGTTAGAGTGTAGGTGACCGTGAATGTTAGTACCAAACCTATAAAGATTTGACTCGTGAACAGGAATGTGACTAAGTATAGTTCCATTCATCACGTGGTATCCTCTTATGTCCCTGAAGTAGGGAGTGTAGTCTTCTAACTTAAAAATATCATGATTACCTTTAATGAGAACTTTATCACCATTAAGTCTATCAAGTATTTTAAGAGCCTTCCTATTGATTACAACATCACCAAGATGATACACTTTATCTTTAGGTTTGACAACCTCATTCCAACGCTTGACCATTTCTTCATCCATCTCTTCTGGACTGTCCCATGGTCGAAGCTTCGTTCCATCAGCTCTAAGGAATTTACATACACCAGCATGAC